GTCCAAATTGTCATAGTCAAACGCCAACGTATGCTGGTAAAGCAAATAAAAAAGGAGAGTAGCATCCATGGGGATAAGCAGACTTGAAATCTGTGCCTACCTTTACAGGTAGAGGGTTCGATTCCTTTATTCTCCGCATTAATCGAGTGGTTCACGTCACGAACCCCAATTGGAAGAGTAAAGCGTAATTGTATCGCCCTAGTCTTGAAAACTAGTATCGGGAAACTGATGTGCAGGTTCGAGTCCTGTCTCTTCCGCCATTGACTTTTTTGTACCTTGCCGTATATTTATAATATATGGCAAGAAAACAAAAAACAATACATTATCTTTATAAAACCACATGTTTGGTTACAGGAAGATACTACATAGGAATGCACAGCACATGTAACCTTGATGATGGTTATATGGGAAGTGGTAAACGATTAAGATATAGCATACGAAAGTATGGTGTTGATAATCACAAAAAAGAAATCATCGAGTTCTTTGATACGAGAGAGTTGTTGGTTGAAGCAGAGAAGAAAGTAATCACACCAGAAATGATTACAGACAAAAACTGTATGAATTTGAAGGGTGGTGGTGAAGGTGGATTTATCAGTGAAGAACAACAGAGGCATCGTTCAGAGTGTGGTGGTAAAGCACTACATTTAAAGTTGAAAATTGATAAACAATTTAAACAGTATTGGAGTGAACAATTAAGTAATGGTTTAAAAGAATCATATAAATCTGGAAAAAGAAAAAACTATATTTTAAATGGTTTTAAAAATAAAAAACATAGTGAAGAAACTAAAAAGTTAATCGGTGAAAAAAATAGTACTAACCAACAAGGATATAATAATTCACAATATGGTTCTTGTTGGATAACAAATGAAATCGAGAATAAAAAGATAATGAAAGGAGACCTAATACCAGATGGCTGGCGATTAGGTCGAAAGATAAAAAAATAATATGGTGCATGTAGTCCGTAAGTGGTTATCGGGCCTCTCTGTGAAAGAGGAGAACGAAAGTTCCTTGCCAGTTCGAATCTGGTCATGCACCCAAATGTTAAGCTTCGGGCTTAGCTGTGGTCTCGGCCCACGAGATAAAAGAAAAGTAATATGAAAAAGGATTACAGCCACGTGAAATTAAATGGTGTTTCAAGCTTTAAGGTGAAGCGTCAGACTGTGAATCTGAAGAACTCGGTTCGATACCGTGGTTACACCCAACATTCTCAAAGCAAATCTGTGTGATGTCTTGCAAGACATACGGATTAGATAAGTATGAAACATGACTTGGTATAAAGTGGTTCGAACCCATCTTTGAGAGCTAAACAAAAACAAATGAAAAAACAATTCGACATGCTTTAGTGCCTACTAAACAATAGGCTCAAAGCAATGAGTAAAAACAGAAACAGAGCTAGACTGGAACTAGCAATCAACAATCATCAGTATCGTATTATTTGGTTAAAATACGAATACCCAAGATACTGGGATGAAGGTATTCGCTACCACAATACTAGAACAAAAAATACTGTTCGTGGTAGTAAAAAACATCGCTGTTCGAAGCGAAAAGAAGTGATGCACTATCAATATAGAATGTATCGCACTTGGAAACACAACAGAGACATACGGTGGAAGTAATGGGGCTTCCACCCTATTATGGGGTTATAGCTCAATTGGTTAGAGCATCTGTCTAATACACAGAAGGTTGAAGATTCGAGTTCTTCTTTCCCCACAAATATCGCAAACGAAAGTTTGAAATGTCGGTTTAGTCAGTCCGTACTTGATGTAAAACAGGAAGTAAACAGTCCGTAGATGCATCATGGTTGAGAGGAAGATTCGTTCTCGCTTGGCCGCCACACAACCAATAACTTCGCCTCTACGTGGCGGTTGTGATAAACATCAGAAATGATGGCTAAGAAGTTAAATATATTGTGACGGGGTTGGATGGTTTAGGCACCACCCTGATAAGGTGGGTACGCAAGTACAAAGTGGGTTCGATTCCCACCGTCACAACTTTAAATTGGCCCTTTAACACAATGGTTAGTGTAAATCGCTCATAACGATGAGGTTGTTGGTTCGAGTCCAACAGGGGCCACAAGTATTCTACGAGTAAGAAACTGTAGGCAACATGATAACCGTTAGGTTAGCTACCCACCTATAAGACAACTCAGAAAGTAGAATGATACTGGCACGTACCGATGCAAGCTTATACCTTGTATAACCGTAATGGTCGTTGAGATAATATCAAATGTGGGTTCAAGTCCCATCGTCCCAACAAAAGTAGTTTATCGACCCATGAAATGGTCTACTTTAAAAAACATTGGAATGGGGCCTTGGACAGGTAGTAATAATTGGATTAAAACGGTTGGTTGTTAGCCATCTAGATGTGGGTTCGAGTCCTACCCTGTCCGCAAATTGGAGTAGTAGCTCAATCGGTTAGAGCACGTATACGTTTAGTCTGACCAAGATTAACTACAGCATTATATTTTAGACTGTTAATCTCGTGGTTGGTGGTTCGAGTCCACCCTACTCCGCAAATGCATGTGTGAACGCTGATAAACTACAACAGCACCAGACGAATAAACTGCGTGGATAATGGGAAGTAGTCAACCACCACAATTGTAGAAGAATACCCTACCACATGCACAAATGGATATGAAGCTCAGTGGCGAGCAACGTGCTGTTAACACGTAGGAAGTAGGTTCGATTCCTACCATATCCGCAAAAGGTAAAACTTTTTTCGTTAATCACCATATTTATAGATATGGAAAAAGAATGTAATAAACATGGATTAACAGAATTTGTTTTACGAAAAGATGGTCGTCTTAGATGTAAAAAATGTGCGGTAGATGCTGTGCAATTAAGAAGAGATAGAATCAAAGAAATGGCCGTTGAATATAAAGGTGGTTGTTGTGAAATATGTGGTTATGATAAACATATTGGTGCGTTAGAATTTCATCACAAGGACCCAAATGAGAAAGATTTTGGTATATCACATAAGGGTTATACTAGAGCTTGGGAAAAAGTAAAAATTGAATTAGATAAATGTGTAATGCTTTGTGCGAATTGTCACCGAGAAGTTCATGCTGGTATTACACAAATATAAATGGACAGGTGGCCGAGTGGTCGATGGCACAAGACTGTTAATCTTGCAAGCGTAAGCTTCACCGTGGGTTCAAATCCTACCTTGTCCGCAATATCCCGACATATCACCTCGCTCTCATAAGGCGTTGAAAGTGTAATTGGTCACATGACGGTTCGATTCCGTCTGTCGGGACACATGCCGATGTAATCAGTTCAGTCTTCGAAACTGTTATCTGTAACGGAATTGCAAATGTAGGTTCGAATCCTATCCTCGGTACAATACGGTCTCATCGTCCAACGGATTAGGACATCGGTCTACGAAACCGAAAATGAAAGTTCGAATCTTTCTGAGACTACAATGGTTTACTTGGGCAACGTTCCTCATAAAATCGGAGCCCGTCATGGTCCTATGGTGTAATGGATTAGCACATGTGCCTTCTAAGCATATAGTAGGGGTTCGAATCCCTTTAGGGTCACTGGACATCTTTTTGTACTTTTCGACATATTTATATTAAAAGATATATTATGGCAAGAAAAGAAAAAACATATCATTTTATTTACAAAACAACTAACAAGCTTAGTGGTAGATATTACATAGGAATGCACTCAACCAATAACCTTGATGATGGTTATATGGGAAGTGGAAACCGTTTACGTTTAGCGATAAGAAAACATGGTAAACAAAATTTTATTAGAGAAATTATTGAGTTTTGTTCATCAAGAGAAGAATTAAGGAAAAGAGAAGCTGAAATTATTACGTTAGAAGAAATTGCAAAAGAAGAATGTATGAATTTAACGGTTGGTGGTGAAGGTGGTTTAGCTACATCTGAATTAACTAGTAAACTACAAAAAGAAAAATGGAAAGACCCAGTTTATTTTGATAAAATACGAACAGTTTTAATGAATAACACCAAAAAATATCATGAAAGTGGAAGACATAAATACAATACTTTTGATGGTAAAACGCATTCAACTAAAACTAAAAAACTAATGAGTGAAAAAGCTAAAGAACGTGTTGGTGAAAAGAATTCACAATACGGCACTTGTTGGATAACTAAGGATGGGGTTAATAAGAAGATAAAGAAAGAAGACCTTGAACTTAATCTTAACAATGGTTGGGTTAAAGGTCGAAAATAATGGAGAGTTAAACGGACAGGGCTCCGTCACCGACTGCTAATCGAGTGGTACCCTTCGGGGTATGGGTTTCGAATACTCAGCTCTCCGCTTGACTTTTATTAACCAATATGTTTTATTTTTAAATATTTTTTTGTACCTTTGTATAATGAGTAAACAAAACAATAGAAAAATATTTGCTTTTTCAAAAAGAATCAAAGCTGTTAAGATGGTTGACCAAAATTATCTGAATAATGGTGGTCATGATGAATTTTTGGTTGTAAAAATTGATGGTTATAAGAAAGCACCATCTAAGTATTGTGTAATTGAACATGATATTTACGGAAAAGCAAAATCAACAATCCTTAGTGAATCTGAATTAATTTCTGAATTTGGTGTAGATGTATTTGAACGTAATTTTAAGTAATTATTGGATATTTATATTAAAAACCAGTTATGAAAGATTTTATTAAGAAAAAATTGAATGAAAATATTGCGTATAATTTAATTGAAACGCTTATGGGTGAAGAATATCCATCAACCTTTGACATGGAACACTTCAAGACATTAACCAACTTTAATCAGAGAATTAAATATTGTAATGAACACTTAACAAAGATTTCTTCTGGTTCTTCTAGAATTGTATATAAAATTGACGATACTAAGGTATTAAAATTGGCTAAAAACAAAAAAGGATTAGCACAATGTGCTATTGAAATTCAATGGGGTGGTGATAATTATTTTGATGAAATATTAGCAAGAACAATTGAATACCATCCAGATGATTTATGGGTTGAAATGGAGTTAGCTAGAAAGGTTAAGAAATCTGATTTTCAAGTTCTTGAGGATATTAATTTTGATGAATTTGGTAAATATCTTAAAAACTTTGAGCTAGAAAACAATGGGAAAAGACCGTTTTATGGGATGACAGATGCTTGGAAAGAAACCCTAAATGAAAACCAATTTACTCAAACAATTTGTGAATTTATGATGAATACTGATTCACCATCTGGTGATTTAATGAGATTAAATTCTTATGGGATTGTGAATAGAGATGGTCATGATATCATAGTTTTAATCGATTTTGGTTTAACAAACGATGTTTATCAAGAATATTATTCTTAAAAACTTGTTTTTCTCGTTTTAATATTTTACCTTTACGGAATGGGAAAATAATTTACAAGTTTCAAAACATCAGATAGAGAGAATCGAAGAAAGATTCAATGTCTTTACTAGTGAAGATATATCATTTGCGTTTAAAAATCATGTTAAACATAATTTGACGTTACTAGGTAAGGTTAAGTTACCTAATAATAAATCTTATGGAATTATGTTGGGTTCATTCGAGCCAAAATCGACTTCTAAACACCATGTAGTTGTTGGTGGTAACAGAAGTTACTATTCAATCATAGATGATGAAGTAATTTCTGACTCAACAGGTAACCAATTTTGGATTATTGTTAGAAATAATAAGATAAAAACATTCATGTTGCGTAAATCGATACAAACAGCTGATTTAGAACATAACTTAGAAAAATTAAGAGTAGATGAAGTTATTTTGAGTCTACCTACATTTATTAAACAGAGCAAAAACTAAGTTTGGTTAAATGAAAAAATTTTAGTACCTTTGTAAAATGAAAGATAAGATTAAACAAATACTTAGAGAAAATATGGAGATGAATGCACTTGGTAAACCAGTAACAAGACCAAACCAAGAACTTATTGTAATGCGTGGAATCCCAGGTGCTGGTAAATCAACCAAGGCTAAATCACTAGTTGGCGGTGGAATCATCCACTCAACTGATGACCTTATTGAGAAATCTGGTGACTACAAAGAATTTTTCGCTAAGATGATGGCTGCTCAACTTAATAAAGAACCAGATGCGTTTGCACCATTGGCAAAGATGCACGCACAAAACGTTAAAGATGCAATTGAGTCATTAAAAGCTGGTAAAACACCAGTAATTATCGATAATACAAATATCAAGATGAATGAACCTAAACAAGTTGTAGTTGCTGCACTTGAGTTGGGTTTAGCTGACAATAACATCAAGTTTGTTGATATTGGTACAGCTGGTTTAGAAGCTGCTGAATTAGCTAAAAGAAATGCTCATGGTGTACCATTAGAAAAGATTGAACAGATGATTGCAAGTCATACTGGTCAAGGTGAAATGACACTTAGAAAAGTTTTAGATGCTAAGGATATGTATAAAAAATCTGATGTTAGATATTCTGGCATTGTTTTAGACCCAGCATCTAAAAATAGAATACTTGAATTTGTTGGTGATAGAATACCAGAAGGTTGGACGGTTATCGCTCACCATATGACAATAAACTTAGGTCCGCTTAAAGACAAAACAGACCTAGGTAAAAATGTTGTTATTACAGCAACAGCATTAGGTTTATCAGACATGGCAATGGCGTTGAAAGTTACTGGTTATCCAAGTAAAAATGAAATACCACATGTTACTGTTGCAATAAACCCAAATGGTGGTAAAGCTATGATGAGCAACCAAATAAGTAAATGGCAAGATATCAAACAATTCAATTTGATGGGGACCATTACAGAAGTTAAAGGTTAAATTTAAAAATGGTTAACATTGAGATTAAAAAAGTTGGTAAAGTAAAAGGAGAAATCCTTTGGATGTCTGACAAATTTGTTAAGATAACATTTAAAACTTATAAAGGTATTTGGCCTTTTCTAATAAAGAAAGAACATACCGAAATTTTTCACATCTCTGAGATTTTCAACTTCAACGAACTGTATCAAGATTCAAATACTGTAATTAAAATAGTATGAGTTCTAAAAACAAAATTCAATTCGATATTGAAACTGGTGGACTTAAACAAGGTGAGATTTCATCAATGTTTATGGGTGCCAAGGGTAAACCAACAAATTTTGCAATGAAAACCATGCAAGCTGCAAAGAAGTTAGGTTTTAACGTTGTTTACATTGATTTGGAGAACCCAAATGAAAATTATTGTGTCAACTAGTGAAAGAAATGAAAGCAAATGGTACGTTGGGTAATACAAAATAATTTATCGGCTGAAGGTGGTGATTTCCACAAGATGGCTAAAGCTTGCGAAGAGCTCGGTATTGATTATGAAGGTATCAAAGTAATTCCTTTCTCACCAGACATTCCTAAGCACACACAAGATGATAAAATAAACATCTATTACGGTGCTACAACACTCATGTATAACATCTATAAACAACACGAAAAACCAATCATAACGATTTTGGTCTTCCTGGAGGACGAATGGACCCAGAAGATAATGGCGACCCAATCGCTACCGCAACTCGTGAAACGTTAGAAGAAACTGGGTTGAGAATAAGTAATTTAAGACTTGTGTTTGCAATTCACAAGGGTGGTAATATGGGTTACACTTATTTAGCGGATTATGAAGGTGAAATAAACCATAATGAACCACATGTTGTTAAATGGGTTGAGTTTAGAACACTTGTAAGAGGAAGCTTCGGTAGATACAATCAATTGGTTGCTGAATCACTTGATGATATGGATGTAGATTACGTTTGGAAACACTATAAGAAAAATGGGTAAAGATATTGCATTTACAAAAGTTAAATTACCATACGGTTGGCTTGGTAATATGTCACCATATCCAATTAAATTTGGTGAACATACATATCCAACCACTGAAGCATTATTTCAAGCTCTTAGGTTTTCAGACCCAGAGATACAAAAGCAAATTAGGGAACAAAAGAGCCCTATGGCCGCTAAATTGGTTGCTAAAGGTATGGTTGAAGACATGGTGGTTGAGCAATTATCGGATAAAGATGTTGCCAACATGAAAATGTGTCTTAGACTTAAATTAGAACAGCATCCAAACCTTAAAGAAGAGCTTTTAAAGACCGATAAACGTCTTATAGTAGAAGATGTAACCAATAGGGGAGATAAGGGCTCTAATAAGTTCTGGGGAGCTATGTTGGTTGACGGTAAATGGGAAGGAAAGAACGTTTTGGGTAATTTATGGATGGAATTGAGGGAAGAACTTGCCAAAACCAAAAAATAGTCGTATATTTGTAAATAATGGTCTCGTAGTTAAATGGATATAACAGTAGCCTTCTAAGCTTCTATTACAGGTTCGATTCCTGTCGAGACTACAAGAAATGGTACTCTAATACCAATTCGGGGGTGAACAAGCACACCTAGCATCAGAAAATAACTTAGTAATAGCTTGACAAATAGGGGTGTAAATAGTGAATGTGTCCCACTTGCTTGTTTTTATACT